GATTAAACAACATAAAGATTTGTTCTAATATTTGTAATTTTTGATCAGTATTTGTACTCCATATATCTACATTAACTGTAAGTTTGTAAGGAGTAGGCATTAGTCTTTCTACAGTATAATTTTTTCCTGAAGAATTTAAGTATTCTTGATTAGAATCATCGTAAGCTCGTTCTCTTATATTTAATTTGTTTACATAACTACTATCAGCTAGTCTTGCAGTATCCATTTCTAAATTAGTAATGTATACAGCCATTCGCGGAGCACTAGGAATTTTATTTTCCGAATTATCACGCAAAATACTTCCAACTTGTCTAGTTAGATCTCCGTACATGACTGGTACTTGAACTAAACGTCCTTGTCCGTCTTTATAACTAAACTGACTAAACAGACGAATAATCTGTGTTAAGTATCTTCTTATTTGTCCGTCATAAAAATGTTGCATTAGTTATCCGCCTTAGGTCTAAGTGCTTTAGACAAGCTCTGTCTTTCAGGAACTTGTTCTCCTGCAATATTGTTTGTACCAGTATTGTTGATAAAGCCACCTTTTTGTGTATTAGTATTATCATCGCCGTAAACAAATGCACGTTTAACGTCATAAACTTTATTCCATTTGTTATTTTTAAATTGAAATAGTCGATTAGGTAAAAAATCTGTTCTTAAAAAATAATCATTAGTTTCTGGATCGGCTGGAAACGATACTCCAAAGCCAAATGCTTCACCGTTGGGTGATATTGCATCGCCTATTATATAGCCTCTATATCCTGCTCTATCCGGTGGTGCCATTTGCGACAAACCTGCAGAGTCTTTAGTTTCAGTTAACTCAACAATACCGTTATCGTCAACAGCAAGAGAAAAATAGTGACTAATGTCGTATCCTGATTTTTGTACTTCTGTAGTAGCTTCACTAACTACGGCTTGTGCAATTTGCATTTCCTTTTCATATGTTGAAAGAATATCTCTTAAATTATCGCCACCTGGATCTTCTTCTACAGCAGGTAAATCTAAAATATCTTTATATTCTTGACCATCGTATATTTGTTTTAGTTTAACTCGATACAAGTGTGGATACCAAGTCTGTGAAAATCCTTCAGCGGCTCTATTAATATCTTCTACTACATAAAATCTTTTTAGACCAACACTAGCATCATTTTCAGCATACTCGTCTATTAAATGAGGAAGCTCAAACACGTCTCCGGGCATAAGTTTTCTACCTAATGTTTCAACAGTACTTCTTATATGTACGGTCATAAACAGTGTATCGTTACTTAAGAACAATCCAAATTGACTAAGATCAAAATCATTATCTTGTACGTTATAGATACCTCTCATTCTGTAAATATCTTTGTCGTACTTGCGGTCTCTATTTTCTAAAAACAGCATGTCTTGTATTTGTGTATGATCTTTTACTGTGGTCCCGTCGTCGGTTCCTATATATTTGTATATATGGAGATCAGTACCGCCGATGGTAAACATTTCTAGAATTTGTTTATCTAGAAAATTATAATCAGCGCCGCGTTCGGGTTTGTATAAACTAAGTCTTGGCATATACATATTTATCTTAGATAAATACTTGTACGGAGAACTTTGTCTATGGCCACTATGAAACAAGAAATTTTTGACTACGTTAATGCTATGCTCGGCGGAGGTATGATTGATGTTGAGTTAGATCCTGTACATTACGAAACAGCGTTAAATAAAGCACTCACACGTTTTAGACAACGTAGTGATAATGCAGTTGAAGAATCATACTTGTTTATGGATACTAGTATAGATGTTAATGAATATACTCTTCCAAAGGAAGTTATGGAAGTTCGCAGATGTTTTCGAAGAAGCATTGGCTCACGTCCAGGAACTTCAGCAGTTGGAGGTCCAATATATTCAACAGGCGAAACAGCAACAGAAGGACAGCAGGTATTTAATGTAAATTATAACCTAGCAAGTATAGCAACTGTTGTAGTAACTGTAAATGGCATAACAACAACTGCCTATGCAATTGACAACGACTCAAGAACCATTACTTTTAATACAGGTTTAAATTTAAACGATGTTGTAAGTATAAAACTTTACGAAAACGGAAAAAATGGCGGCGGCAGTTTATTTGATCCGTTTAGTTTAGCATATACAAATGCGTATTTGTTGTCAAGTTCAAATATGGGCGGATTAGCTACATACGATATGTTTAGTCAATATCAAGAACTTGTAGGAAGAATGTTTGGTTCGTTTATCGAATTTAAGTGGAACAATACTACTAAAAAATTAACACTGTTGCAACGTCCTAGAGCAACTGAAACTATTATGCTTTATGCTTATAACTATAGACCAGATGACGAACTATTGTCAGATTACTTAGTCAATCAATGGGTAAAAGATTATACACTTGCTACATGTAAATATATGCTAGGCGAAGCACGTTCAAAATTTGCTACTATTGCAGGACCGCAAGGTGGCTCAACTCTTAATGGTAATGATCTTAAAAATGAAGCTATGGCGGAAATTGAAAAATTAGATCAAGAAGTAATACAGCAAGTAGGCGGCGGCGTCGGCTACGGATTCACAATAGGCTAAAACCCCCACACGTTAACGCTAACTTCTTATTATGCTGTAAATACATATACAGCAATAGGAGGTCCCACAATGTGCAGTCCATTTGTACGTAAAGAAGCCAACCGATTAAACTGGATCATCAAAGGCAAACTAATTGATAGATCCTGGAGCGACGAAGAAGTCGAAAAAACCTACGATTCATACTTTAAAAGACTTTGGGGAAATAACGAAAGTTATATCCACGAAACAGGGTTTGAAAAGGCTTGGAAAGAACGCGAAGCAGAAATTTTTAACGAAGATATCAAAAAAGTTGCTGTTTTGGGTGGACACTACGATTAATTTGTAAATTATACTTGACAAAAAGATAGATATCGTATATAATGTAAAGTATATTATATAGGAGATTACCTTTTGCTACCTAAGTTATTAATTGTAGGTCACGGTCGACATGGCAAAGATACTGTATGCGAACTGTTAGAAAAATACGGTTATACATTCCAATCATCAAGTAAATTTTGTTCTGAGCTTTTTATTTTTAATGATCTAAAAGACAAGTATGGATATACTAACGAAGAAGAGTGTTATGCAGATCGGCACAATCATCGTACCGAATGGTATAATATGATACACAATTACTGTAAAGATGATCTTGCACGACTAGGTCGTAATTTGTTTGCTGAGCATGATATCTATTGTGGGTTGCGCAATAAGCGTGAATTTTTTGCAATGCAAAATGAAAAAATATTTGATTATGCTATTTGGGTAGATAGAGCAGATCATTTGCCTTTAGAAGACCCTAGTTCGATGAGTATTGAACAATGGATGTGTGATTATACTATTGATAACAATGGAGACCTTGCAAGATTACATAAAAATGTTGATATCTTAATGCGAACTATTCTTACTAAAAATCAGGCACTAAATCTCCCTGTTTCCAAACAACTCCATCTTTTTGAAGAATCCGCTGACAGTTAGCACATATGGTTTTTAAATTAGCTGGTCGACAGTTATCTAAGTCTCCGTCTATGTGAAACACGTTAAACTGTTCTTCATGTTTGCTATGAAATCCGCACTTCTCACACGTATCAAGTTTTTTGTATCCTCGTTGTTTCCATTTAGGTACACCGTGATTTAAGCCATTACGAGAACACCTTTCACATAACTTGCGATAGTAAACTTTGTTACCTTTTTTATAGTTAATTGCCGCTGGTCTTAACCCGCATTTACATAATGGACGCATACATATATTTAGCTCACCTTTTTGGTCCCTTTTTCTATGGTATTTGCACAGGCTTTTTTATTTAAAATGGTAAATACAATTAATAAACAGAACACAGTTCCAATAGGAGAATAAACAATGGCATTGACATCACCAGGTGTACAGGTAAGCGTAATAGATGAGAGTTTCTACACTCCAGCTGAACCAGGTACAGTACCAGTAATTTTTGTTGCATCTCAAGAAAACAAACTAAATGCTTCAGCTTCGGGCACAGCAATAGGAACACTAGCATCTAATGCTGGGAAGCCTTACTTGCTAACATCGCAACGTGATTTAGCTGAAACATTTGGCGACCCTGTTTTCCAAACTGATGCAAGTAATAATCCAGTTCACGGAAGTGAACTAAACGAGTATGGCCTACAAGCGGCATATTCATATTTAGGCGTAAGCAACAGAGCATGGGTAGTAAGAGCAGATGTAGATCTAGCAGAACTTACTCCAACTTCAACAGTGCCAACTTCTGCACCAACAGCAGGTACATATTGGTTAGACACTGCATCATCTGTTTACGGTATTCAAGAATGGAATAATGCTAGTGAATCAGTTACTGGCGGACAAACATTTACTAATAAAATACCACTTGCAATTACAGAACAAGCACAAGTAGTTGATTACGACAATGCAGACTACACACCATTAGGATCAATTGGTGCAGTTGGCGACTATGCCGTTGTTACTGTAACTACACTTAATACTATTTGGTATAGATCTACAAGCGGATGGCTTAAAGTAGGATCGTCACAGTGGATTGGTTCTGTTCCAACTGTAACAAGTTCTAAAACAAGCACAACTTACGGTGAAGATTCGTCAGAAAGCGGATCAGAAGTATTTTTACTTAATGGCACTACAGTTACAGTAAGTACAGGTGATTCAATAGCGGATGTTGTATCAGCAATTAATGGCTTTGCAATATCAGGTGTTTCGGCAGCTGAAGTTAGTGGTGAACTAGCACTATACAATGATGGTTCTGCAACTGATAGAATTACATTTACATTAGGACCAAACGAAGATGCATCTGCACTAACTTGGTTAGGCTTGTCAGCAGAACAGTATTTAATTCCAGCAGTACAAATTAGTAAACACACACAAATTCCAGACACATTTAAAAGTGGAACAGCTTATAACGGACGTCCAACAGGAAGTATATGGATTAAAACAACTACACCAAACCAAGGTGCTCGTTGGAGAGTAAAACAGTGGAACGACGGAACAAAAATTTGGGATTCAATATCATCGCCTTTATATCCAACAGCACAAGATGCGCTAGTTGATCTTGATAAAACAGGCGGCGGATCTAACTTAGCAATTGGTGATTTATACATTCAAACTAATGTTGCCGGCGATGCAAGTCCACTTGCTACCTTTAAAGTATTTAAAAGAGCGGCAGTTGGGGCAACCACAGTAACAACTAGTGCGGTTACACCGGCTAACTTTACAGACGGTTTAACTTATAAATTAGAAATTAGTTCAACATCGCCAGGAGCAAATACGTTCTCAGCACATTCAATAACATGGCTTGCGGCAGCAACTGGTGCAGATACTGCTAATAACTTAGCAACTGCAATCACAAGTGCTAATATTCCATATGTTAGTGCAAGTGTAGATGCACAGGATCGTATAGTTATAAAACATAGCAACGGCGGCGAAATGAAACTTAAAGACGATGTTTCAAGTGCGGCACCAGCGTTAAATGCATTAGGCATTTCACCTTATAATATTAGCACTGGCTCAGGAACAAGATTTATTGCTAACGAACCAGGTGTTGACAATAATATTGCACCAGTAGAGTTTAGAGCAAGTAATTGGGAAGTATTAAGTTATACACCTAGTAACAATGCTCCGTCTAATGCGGCAGTACAAGGTCAGCTATGGTACAACTCAACAATTGATGAAGTTGATATTATGATCAACAATGGTAGTGTTTGGGTTGGATACAAAGATTCAACTAGTCCAGTGTATAGTGCTGTTAACGGTACAGATGCAAATGGACCAATTGTTTCAGCTACAAAACCAACAAAACAATCAGACGGTACAAGTGCATTAGTAGCAGGCGATCTTTGGATTGATACTAGCGACATTGAAAACTATCCAACTATTTACAAGTACAAAGGTCCATTAATTGACCGTTGGGACTTAGTAGATAATGGTGATCAAACTACTGAAAATGGTATTGTATTTGCTGACGCACGTTACGGTGAAAGTGGAGCAAAAGGAAATACAGCGGCAACAATTAAAACATTATTAACAAAGAACTATGTTGATCCTGATTGCCCTGATCCTGCATTATATCCAAAAGGTACATTATTGTTTAACACACGTAGAAGTGGGTTTAACGTTAAGCGTTATGAAGTTGGATATGTTGATAAAACTGCTCTTAACAAACGCTTTAACGATGAAGAAATGACATCATATGCGGCAGACCGCTGGGTTACTGAATCAGCAAATAACGAAGATGGTTCAGGTAGCTTTGGACGTAAAGCACAGCGTAAAGTTGTTGTACAAAAATTACAAGCAGTAGTTAATAGTAATGACGAAATTAGAAACGAAGATGCACGTAGATTTAACTTAATTGCATGTCCTGGGTATCCAGAACTAATTGGCGAGTTAACTACATTAAACAGTGACAGAGGCTTAACAGCATTTGTTGTTGGTGATAGCCCAGCAAGACTAAAACCAGATGCAACTTCACTTAATGAGTGGGGAACAAATGTTCGCTCTGCTGTTGAAGATAACGACAACGGACTTGTTACTAATGATGAATACTTAGGCGTATTTTATCCATGGGGCTTTACAAGTGACAACTTTGGAAATAATGTTGTAGTTCCACCAAGTCATATGATGATGCGTACTATTGCACTAAGTGATCAAGTTAGCTATCCATGGTTTGCTCCAGCAGGAACAAGACGTGGCGGCATTACTAATGCAAGTTCAACAGGTTATATTAGTAGCGAAGGAGAATTTGTTTCAACTTCGTTAAACGAAGGACAACGTGACACATTATACAGTAATAGTGTTAATCCAATTACATTTATTACAGGCGCAGGACTTGTTAACTTTGGACAAAAAACTCGTGCAAGAGGCGCAAGTTCATTAGACAGAATTAACGTTGCAAGACTAGTAGTGTACTTACGTTCACAACTAAATCAATTAGCCAAACCTTATATCTTTGAACCAAATGATAAGATCACACGTGATGAGATGAAACAGCAAGTTGAAAGTTTATTACTTGAACTTGTAGGACAAAGAGCACTTTATGACTACCTAGTTGTGTGTGATGAAACAAACAACACACCAGCAAGAATTGATCGTAATGAGCTTTATGTTGATATAGCAATTGAACCAGTTAAATCAATTGAGTTTATATACATTCCGTTAAGACTTAAGAATACTGGCGAAATAGCAGGCTTATAAGATGATAAATAATATTAAGCAATTAGGAGCAAATTAAATGGCAATCTCATCATTATCGAAAATTACAGTTCCGTTAGCTAGTGGAGACAGTGCCGCTAGCCAGGGCTTGTTGATGCCGAAGCTCCAGTACCGCTTTAGAGTGTCGCTGGAAAACTTTGGTGTTTCAACTCCGACAACAGAACTTACCAAACAAGTTATTGACGTAACTCGTCCAACTGTTGCTTTTGAGCCAATGGAAATTCATGCATACAACTCAAAAGCATACTTAGCAGGCAAGCATACATGGCAGCCAATTACA